ACTTGGCTGCCATTATTCGCTACTGCGCTAGTAGCTTTGAGAACGACCTTATCATTTGCATCACTTTCAATCTGCAGTTTTGAGTTAGCGTCAATGTTCGTAGATGTCCCCACCAACAGCCTGCCCGATGCGTCGAGGCGGGCGCGTTCGTCGGGTGTTGGACCAGTAAAAAAGCGTATGTTTCCATATCCAGTTGCCGTGCCTTGGACACTGAGGTCTAAAAATTCAGAGCCTGAAGAGGTATATTTAACATCAGCTTTAGGTGTGTTGCCAGAAACGCCGAAACGAATGCCATTGGTAGACCCGCCAATGTGCAATGCAGCCAAAGGACTCACCGTGCCAATCCCTACTCGCGAACTCTCATCAACAACCAAGGCTGTATTGCCTGCAATGTTGTTATAGAAGTGCAGTTTGTCATCGACAAGGCCGCGCAAGCCAAAAAACCATTTGTTCGTGTCCCCGGTGTTTAAACTTATTGTTGCCCCAGCAGTATTTGCATTTCTCGATAGGACGAACTCTGCGCTGCCAGACGTATTCTTTAGGCGGGCGTTTGTTCCTGCGATGTCGAGCGTATAGCTCGGGCTACTAGTCCCCAGACCTAGTTTCCCGTCCGATGTGATGCGGGCTTTTTCAGTGCTGCTATCTCCGTTATTTGCACCGTTGTAAAACTCGATTGTTCCAGAACTGCCGCGAATTTCTAAATCGTTACCAGCAAGCTTGATAGGTGCGTAATAAGTGTCCGCTTGGTTAAGTCGAATAGTAGGAATGGAAGTAGCTTTAATTTCTAAATTAGCGCCAGGACTCGCCGTGCCGACCCCAACATTTCCACTCGCATCAACAAACAACCGCCCAGTGCCATTAGTCGAGATGGTTAATGGGTAATTATTTAATGTACCAATCGTACCTTCTGTAGCACTACTTTGGATATATGTTGCAGCACCAAGGTCCCTACTAAACACACCAACAGCATTAGCTCCACTATTTACCACATGGAATTGATAACTAGGACCACTACCAATACCAACATTACCATTTTCATCAATAAACAGCCTACCATTACCATTTGTAGCAACAGCAAGTTGATCATTACCAGGACGATAAATACCAGTATTTAGATCACTAGCAAAGGCAATACCAGGTAACGCTGCAGTACCGTCAGCAGCAGCACTAACCGTACCAGTACCTGTCAATACAGGACCTTCTGAATCTAAACTACCAGTAAAAGGATTAAATCTATAAGCCATAATTAGTCTTTAGTTACAGAGGTCAATTTATTGTCAGCGTTATACCCAAGTGTTAATACTGCAACAGTAGTTCCACTGGCTCCACCAACTTTATAAGTAATAGTTTCTACTTCACCAACACCGTTACCACCAGCAACGTAAGTAAGAGAAACATAGTCATGGTTCGGGATATAAAGACCCGCAATATCTTGTACAAGCATTGTATTTAAAGTTAAATGAACATTTGAATAGGTGGTGTGAAGTTACTAGTATATTTAGCAACCCCTTGGTAGATCCTGTAATCTTGGAGGCGTACAGTGTTGTAAGAAGTGTCAGAACTATTAAGAATATTACCTTGGAATGATCCAGTAAAATCAGTAGTAACAGAACCACCAGAAACAACTTGATTTACACCATTAATAAAGATCCTTATTGTACTTCCAGACCTTGCAAAGGCAAAATGGAACCATTGATTAAGTGGACAACTTTGAGAAGTCCTTGTATTTCCAGCACCTGCACCACCGGCAAAATACAAAGCCCTAGGGTAAGATGTATCGTTACCTAAAAAGGTTACAGCAAACCCAGTATCTGTATCGTTGTGGTTATACAACAATGCCATCCCACTGGTACCTACAGCACTAGAAGGCATATACAACCAACCCTCAATACAGAAATCATTTGCCCTGAATGCTGGTAAGGCTGTTGTTGTATATAGACGTTGTGTTGATGCATTATTAGCACCAGCTAACAACGAACCACCATAATCAGTCCATTTCGGATCAGTGGTCTCAATACTAGAATTTACAGACTCCAATGTATAAGAACTACCAGAACCACGAATAACGGATGAGTAATCAGTAGTACCAAATCCAACTCCAAATGGTGCAGCCAAAATTAAATTAGCTGCATTAGGATCTGATGCTGCAGTTAAGATGTCAAAAAACATCCGACCAGGTGGTGTGAAGTTACTAGTATATTTAGCAACTCCTTGATAAACACGATAGTCCTGTAGCTTTACGGTGTTCCAACCTGTTTCTGAGCCAGGGGCTGCTAGAACCAATCCTTGATTATAAGTCCAGTTAGGATTACCACTAGCATCCCGATAACTGGTCCTATCAACACCATCAACATAAATTTTCAATGAATTAGATGCAGACCCATTACGTACAACAGCAATGTGATGCCAAGTGTTAGGAGAAAGGCAGTTATATGCAATATTGACTTCTGCCCCTGCACCACCAGTAAAGAAGATTCCACGCCTTGCGGAGACATCCCCGAAGCTATCGCCACAAATAAAGCATTGAAATCCAGTATTATCTACATCATTTGTATGAGACCACAATGCACATTGAGTTAGACCAGTAAAAGTTGGAATGTAGACCCAAGTTTCTAAGGTAAAGTTACTAGAACCAAATGCAGCAATAGTTGGATTCTCAAAAGAGCACCACAAGGCTCTTACGGGTCTGTCTCCAAGTTCCCATGAAGTGTTGTAATATTTATTTGTTGTAGAAAATACTGGTTGCCCTGATTGTGAAAATTGAAGCTCACTAAATGTTGATGTAGAAGTATTAACTAACCCTGCAACATTAGTAAGACCATGATCACTGCTACCGCTAACACCAATAACTAGATTATTAGCAAACGAATCTGGGTTAGCCAAATTTCTACTAGATGTTGCTAACATCTGTAAAATACTCATGACAACCCACTTCCAGAAATCACAAAAACGTTTGAAGCTACGCATAGGATTGAACATAATCCGTAAGAAGAAAATGATCGATTACCTGAAATTGTAGTACCAGAAAGACGTAAAGTTACACCACTACCTTGAGTGATAGTTTGTGTAGATGTACTGTTATTGTACACACTAATAGCGTCACCAACACTAAATACACCGCTAGGGATTGTAACACCGCCTGTAGTAATAGAGATGTGTTTACCAGCATCACTTGCTATAAGCGTGTAAGCAGCTGTTTTAGCGTTAGCTGGGATAGTTGGGAATGTTTGGGTATTAGTAAATGTTTGATCAGCAGTAAACGTTTGAGCTACGTCAAGCTTAGCTGTATCAGCATCGTACGCCTGTACACTGACACCAATATCACTATTACTAAGTGCATTAGCATCATAAGCTTGGACACTGACACCAATATCAGAGCTATTCAAAATAGTGGCATCGTATGCCTGTACAGTGCTACCAATATCACTTGTAGTCAGTGCATTAGTATCCACATAGTTCTTAGTGGCAGCATCTTGAGCATTGATAGGATCAGCCAATTCAGTAATGCGATAACTAGCTGCATTTAAGTTACCACTAAGTTCAGGGCTAAGGTCACTAGCAACACTAAACAAAGTAGTAGCATTTGCAGGGATATTCACAAAACCAGTTTGTTGATCAACCTCAAATGTATCACCAACTTTAAATTTACCGTTATGGTCAGTTGTAGCAGTCCAAATCTTACCACTATTCAACTCAACAACTTGGTTAGCTTCAATAGGCATTCCACCATTCTCTGGTAGTGCTCGATAATCAGTACCGCTGCCAACGTACTCCATTGTATGACCACTACTTGCGATCATTGAACGAAGATAGAAATTAACAACAAGATCATCTGCAACATTACCATTAAGACCCAAGTTATCACTACGATCAGTTGGGTTTGGACGGCTAATTGTTACAGTCCAGCCGTTACCACCTTCACTATCAGTATTAGGTACAGAAGATAGAACTGGGTAAGTGATACCATTCACCACGACCAACATATTACCTTGAGGTCTGGTTTCAGATCCATGCCAACTTGGATCAGCTGTAGGCTCATTAATGTTAAAACTAATGTCACCATCTGCAGCTGCACCATCTACATTGGAAGTAAAGATAGCAGTAGTAGATTTACCATCAGCAACCAAAGCACGATTACCAAAGTCAGTAGTAGAAGCAGCTAGGTTTGCTTGACCACCATTCAATACCTTAATGTGATAAGAGTTGAAGAAGGCATAACTACTAGTAGCTTGTACATAACCGTTGTTAGTGACAAGAATACCAGGTCCATTAAGTCCAACATGGGTGTAGCTATCACACACCATAGACCGCAACGGACTAGCACTATTGACAACAGAGCCATCAACCAACAAACCACCGCCAGTTGGAGAAGAATCAATATCACCAGCAGCACCACCAGCAGGGGTGATTACATCCAAGTTATCGTTATCAATCTCCGAATCAGAGAAGTTGGTGCAGTTTTGGATGTACGGTGATTTATAAATTGTTGCACCAGGATAGAACGAAACGTTCCAACCTTGATTTACTGGTAGTTCAGGATCGACAGCGTTACCAGCAATACCACTAGCCTTAACACCAGTAAATGTCAAGTTCTGAAGGTAAGAACCACTATTAACCCGAAACAGTGAATTTTCTTCAGTAGCAGAAGTCGGATGTACAATACAGCTACGTAATGATTGACCGATAATTGATACATTAGGACGTTCAATGTCAATCGGAGCAACCTCTTGATAGACCCCAGGAGCCACTACAACAACGCTACCATCACCATAGGTAGCATCAGCGTTGATCTGTTCAACAGCTGCTTTAATGCTCCTCTTCGGACGGCTAATACGGTGCCCATCATTAGCATCACTACCACTTGAAGCATCTACATAAACAACCTTGGGTTGGTTAATGAAGGCACCACCAGAAGCCACAGCAAGCCAATTAGTACCATCATAAACAGAAAATGTAAGATCACTGTCATTCTGCAACCAGGTCTTACCAGTTTGATACCCACTACTAGCAGGTACACCAGCTTGAACAAGGGTATTAAACCGTTGACTAGATGCAGAAGTAGTAGCAATCAATCCATCAGAATCAGTCCAGGTTTCATTTGACTTAATGGTTTCAGTACCTGTGTCCCAAGTATTGTTAGCAATCTCTTGAACAGCGTAGTTGTTCTGAGTGAAGTTATTATTCAAGTCTTCTGCTTTAACAGCAGATCCTGGAAAAAATGTAGCACTAAGAGTATCAATGTCCGTATCACGATAAATACGGATCTCTACACCATTAGCAGGAGCAGTATTAAATTGAACAGTGGTGGCATTGGCAAGTGTGTATGCAGTTGTAGAAGCCCCATTAAGAGTGATCTTAATGTCAGACTCAGCGATATATTCAAATGTAAAAGAAAAGAGGACGGTAGACCCGTCCCCTGTATAAGTATTTTGTGTAATTGCCATTTTTAATAAGAGAATTGCTTCATGTAATCAAGGAAGCGTTGTGCACCTTCTTGATCACCTTGGCGTAGATATTGTGCAGTAGTTTCTTGGATGTAAGAACGACGTGCAATTTCTTCTTGATGTGGTGAAGCTGCCCTAGCCATCTTCATAGCATTACGTAGTTCACGGTCCAATTCAATATGCACCATTTCAAATGTACTAAGATCAGGATCAAGTCCATTAGCAACAGCTTCTTGGTAACGTTTACGGAAAGCTTTAGCCTCTTTAGTTTGCATTACCCGCTTAATACCAGTTTTAAACAGCTCATCACGTCCAATGATATTAGTGATTTCAGAGCGTTCTTCAGCAGTCAATCTAACACCATTACCATCAGTAGATAGAGTAGGACGTGCATCATACTCAATATCCATTAGGAATTGCTTTTCTGGACTAATCTTACCGTTAACTTTCCAAGGCATGTACGTGTTCCAGATGCGTGCAAAGATATTATCAGGTACACCCACCTCACCACCATCAATCCAATCGTATGTGGCTGGTAGTGTTGATTTAAGACCAGGCATCCTGTTACGAACCAAATCAATCACATTCATCTCAACTTCCTTTAGACCAGGGTCCATTAGACGTGAGATCTCTGCAAGCTGACTAGATCCAGGTACAGCAGCACTAGTCAAGAAACTAGAAGACCATTTAGCAAGAGCATTAGGGTTACCATTAAGGATATCCATCAATGGCTCAAGACCTGCAAGTCCTGTCTTATCTGTAATAGCAGAACTAAGTACAAAACCCATCTTATGTAGGTTTTCACCAAGTTCATTTGGCGCCAAAGCACCAGCACTTGATGCACCAGCTGCAGCAGATAAACCAAAATCTAAACCATTATCCATGATGTCAACAGTAGTAGACAACCAACTAGTAATAGGTCCAAGGTTATCGTAACTTACCCACTCACCACCAGGAAGACGGATAGAACGTGGTTTCCAATCAGCATTACGTCTTAGTGCTTGTTTTTGCTTATCATAAAGACCATTGCCAGTGATGCGGTCATTAAGGAACAACGAAACCGCACCAGTCACTGCTAAAGCACCAAAAGCTTTACGACCCTTCAAGTCAGCACGAATCTCATTATATTTAGCACGTGCAGTAATTGGGTTTACTTCAATACCACGTGATGCAAGTAGAGTTTCAACTTCCTCAAAAGGCATGTCGTCAAACTCACGTCTAAACGCACTAAAGTCTTTAACAAAAAGACCAAGTGGATTATAAGAAGCAGCAAGCTTCAGTTCATTAATAGGTGTTTTGGTAAACAGAAGAAATGGCTTCAAAATAGGTGCATAATTAATCAAATTAGACAACGCATTGCTAGCTGCGGTATCCAGATTCAATGAGATTTCACCACTAGTTGCTTTAACTGCTGAATCAGTAATAATACCATCAGCGTCAAACATCTTATCATATACCTTACGGTACAGCTCATTACCTACTTTCTCATCAAATGGTAACTTACCACCTTTAGTTAGGTCATCAAATACCCTACCCTTTGCTTCAGACATAGCAACCATAGACTGGGTAAACCCGTCCATAGCTTGCATAGCACGATTACCAAAACGTAACCAAGGATGATTAGCGAGGTCATTCATGTTATTAGCAACTTCTGCCATAAACTGAGGACCATATTCACCTTGAGCTGCTTTAGCATCAGCAAATGCATTGATAAGTTCAAGTTGTCGTGAAGCTACCCCGTAGTCTTCCCGTGCTTCAATAATATTAGGATCCATACCAGAACGCTTGAACACTTGTTTCATGTATTCAAACGATTCTTGTAGTGATTCAACAACACTACTATATTGATACCATCCACGTCGAACAGTCTTTAAATCTCCATTAAGTAGACCACCTGCCATCACACGTAGTGGTTTTTCAATAAGTTGTACAGTGTTAGAAAGTCCAGCACGAATTGGTGTACCAAAAGCACTCAATGTAGAGTTATAAACATTAGAGTAGAAACCCTTAAGGATTACAGAAGGGATCTCTGGTTGACCATCAATAAAAGCTTTACTAAGAGTAGCTGTTGATTGCTTAAGATAATTGTTAAGTTTGGTAATAGTAGAGATATTACCATCAGTCATCTCATACGCCAGCATCAGCGGACGTAACATCTCAGGTTCTGTCTGACTGATCTCTCGTAGGTTATCAATAGTAAACCTAGCTTCTTCTTTTACTTTAGCCAATGCAGCAGCAGTTTGATCTACTTCACCACGAATAGCACGTTCAATACGTTTAGCTTCTTTAACGTCCAATGCCTCACCAGTAGTGAGTTTATTGAACAAGTTCATCATCTTATTAGACTTATTCTTGGTGTAAGAAGCCATGTTCTTTTGAACCATTAAGAACTCCATCCTATCAAGGATTTGTTCTGTTGCACGTTCAATAGCTGGTGTACCTTCAGTAAGACGCATACCCTGAGCCATGTCAGAGATCTGCCCGCCAAATGAAGTACCTACATAAGCTTGTGCCTTCATGTAATCCATGTTAGCAAAGTCATCCATGTACTTCTTCAAAGCACCGACAACACCTTTATAAGCATCATCAGATAGAACTGTAAGACCAGTGGGTTTAACATCAGACAAGTCAGGGAGTTGTGTACGTAGTGCTTGTACATCCATTTCATAAAATGTAGCAGCAAGACGCTCACCTGCATCTTTAATGTCAGCACTACTTAGATCAAGTCCAGAAGCAGAACGATAACCATAATCATCTGCTGCAGTCAATACATCAGCAAGACCTTTTTGTACAGTCAGTTGATTGTCAACATTCTCCAAGCTAAACTTAAGAGCACCTTCAGATACAGCATTACCAAGACGACCATAAATAGTATCTGAGTTACTGGCGATGCGTGCTGCATCAATAGAAGCACCAACAATACCAAGATCATCTACAGAACGTACACCCATCTCCTGATAACCATAAAGATCATGGTAACCAAAGATAGGTTCAGAAATATCAACATTACGTTGAATTGTAGTCAACCCACTTTCTGCTGCCAAATCATCAAACCCTTTACGAGTAGCCTCATCCATGTTATCCCATGCGTCGGAATAAAGGACTCTAGCTTCTTCAGGCGATATAGTTGTAGCACGGGCTGACATTGAATCAATGTAATAGTCCCTACCACTTACAGGCACTTCAGTTTCTACAACACGTTTAGATAGGTTATAGTTACCGATCTCATCCAAAGAATCAGAACGTGCAGCGGCTGCTGCTTCTACAACATCATCTACATCACCTTCAGGTTCAACATTACGACTGAAGTATTGACCTGCCTTTTCAGTTTCAGGGATTGCTGCACCCTTGGCAAAACCACCCCGACCACGGAATAGTTTATTAAGACCAAGTAGCATATCTGTACCAAGTCCTAGATACGTACCTTCAAGTACATTCTTTGCACGTTTAACTTCAGGGCTGTCTCCATCTAGTGTAGCTAGGTTTTCTGGCAACCAACCAAAGTAACGTGGATAAGTTTTACGAAGTACACCAGTAAGGTTATCATCCTCTTGGTTAAATTCAACTGTGTAGTCAACAGCTGCACCAGCACCTGCACTGAATGCTACAGTACCAAGTCGTCGTACAAGAGGATCATTCAAAAACTTACCAACCCTTGTTGTTGTACCTAGTTGACCTGCTGCACCTGTAAGCGCAGAGGTACCACCAGCACCTAGTGCTACAGTCGGGATAACAACAGACATGATCTCCCGAGAGCTTTGTGCTACTTCGTTTTCAAACTTAGGTACTTTTGGTAGGTCAACACCAGGAAGAAGATTAAGAGCATCAAGCACAAAATCTGACACACCGGCAAGACCCATCATGTCAAATTCAGCGCCTTCACGACGCATCTTCTCTAAATCAATGTCACCTGTTTCAGTCCTGTATGGACCTGTTTGTGGTTGTTCAGGAGGTGCCTGCTGACCTCCAGCCGTAGCTGTTGGTTGAGACACCTGTGGGGTTGCAGGCTCTTGGGTTTGTTCTGGCTCCAGATAAGTTTGCAGTTCAGCTTGTTCAGCCTCAAGTAATGCAAGTTCCTCTGGTGTTAGATCGGGCGTACCCTCCAAAAGCTGCTCATCATAATCGTTCATTAGTAATTAACCTAATTTACTGGTTTAAAAATCTATTATAAATATCTAAAGATTGTTCTGCTGTTCTGTTAGTTTGCCCATAGTGAGGTGTTAGTCCTGCCCAAACACGACCAGCTTTACGTATTTGGTCTACGTTCATGTTTTCAAAATCAACACCAGCTTGCCTAGCAAGATCTATGAACATATCGTCTTGTATTTCAGGATTAAAAACAGTATCCCAGCTGTAACCACCACGTTCGACAAAACCTCTTAATGTTTCAGGCATTAGCTGTAAAGCACCTGAAGCCGAGGAATTGTGTCGATCTTTTTTGAATGGGATTTTACCGCCGCCAAGACGGTCAGGAATAGCATCAGTTCCACCGAGTTTAATTGCGTCATACAATTCACCAAGTGTAAATTTAGTTAGCTGTGGTACAACTGCTCCACCATACACTGTATTATAACCATTAGGTCCAGAAGTACCTTCAACAAACCTTACCATTTGGATAAAAGCAGCTTCATTTTTTGAAATTGATCTCCCAAAACTACTACGTTTAGGAGCTTTAGCACCACTACGATTTAGCAGTGTATTAGCCCGATGAGTCCTTTCTACAACTTCACGGTTTGTATTACGAAGGCGTTTACCTTTGTTTGATTCTGCACTTTGTCGGATAATTTTATCCCATTGTGCCACTAGTGGACCTTTTATAACATCATGTCTACCAGCTTTATCAAGTACCTTTGCAAGCTCATAAGGGGACATATTAAGCTTGTTAGCTACATTATTAAACAAAGCACTTGTAGGTCTACCGCTCATTAAATTGTCTAAATCACTATAAACAACAGAAGCTCCCATAGCAGAAGCTAATTCTTTAAAATCTTTACGGGTTGTTGGTGTTGTTTTAATAACATCAATAGCGGCATTTAAAGCTGCAGCATCTACTTCACCTCTAGCTCTATCAGAAGCTAGCTCATTCATAATAGTAGTATAGTTGCCTTTTGAATCAAATGCTGCTGGGTCTGCTTGAATTTTTTGGATCTTATCAATAATAATAGCAAGTGCTGCATCAGGATCTGTAGTCCTCAAAAGTCTTTTATACTCCTGAATCATCCGTGTTTGCATGATAGAAACAGTACCACTAGCTGCAGCACTACCAAGTGCTTGGATTTGAGGAGCTGCTTTTACTTGATCACGAATTGCTTTTTCATGCTCTTTAATTTGAGGTGCGATCTGGTTACGATCCTTAATAATTTTCAACCATTTACTACGAACACCAGCGTCAAGCTTAGTAAAGTTGTTAATCTCATCTATTGTAGGAAGTAAGCCTGTTTTTTCATACCTATTTTGCCAATTGGAATCAACAGCACGTGAAGCTATTACGTCAGCTTCATAGTTTAAAAACTTGTCAATAGAGGTTACATCACCACCATTTTGAAGTAAATAATCACGCTCAGCCTCTAGATCTTCTTTTGTAACAAAACCTTGAGCATCCAACTTCTCGTTAAGTGTGTCGGTAGATTGAGCATTTACTTCTGCCTTTCGTAGAGCTTCTTCTTCTCTAAAGTTAACGTTATTCTGCTTCCGCCTACTTTCAATAGCTTCTTGCAATTCAGTAACTTCAGTAAACCCGTTGTACTGTTTAGCAACCGTAGTTTCATTGTTACCAACTTTAATCTTACCATTTAAAATAGCTCTCGCTTCATCAATAGTAATAGAATTAGAACGTAAACTTTGCACCGCCCAGCCAAGAATATCCTTACGATTATCGGCACTAGGGTTAGCTTGTAATTCATTAATTATAGCATTTACGTCTCGATTTTCAAAAAACTTAGTGTTTAAAGTAGTGTACTTATCAATTTTAATTTGTTCTTCACGTTCTTTAGCAGCTTGCTTACTAAACGAGTTGATTAAAGTGTTGCTATTGTTACGAATTTTAGTGTAGACACCAGAGCTTTCTAAGATCTCTGGACGTGCTCCAGCGAGTTTAGTTTCAATGTACCTAACATTAAAAGCTTCAATGCTTGCTTTGATTTGTGCATCACTAGGTGTAGCACCATCTTCAAACATTGACTCAACATGAGCACGTAAAGCAACATCATGACCAAGTACAGAGTTTTGGTAGAGACCTTTCATCTCATACCATTGATTAGAACCACTCCGTTTAAACACTTCATAAAGCGCACTAATTTGAGTGGAACTAGCTCCTTCTTTAATTTTTTGTTGGATAAACGCAAGTTGGTTGAATTGTGATCTATCCAACTTATCTTCAATACCACGCAAAGAAGCGAGGTCTTCAAGGTCTAAACCAGCATCCAAGGCGAGCTTGTGTTTAACACCAAACTCAGCCTTTTTAACTGTTTGATCAATCTGACCATAAAGCTTAAATGCGGTCTCAGAGAATGCACTAAGATCTTTAAATGCTTGTTGTTGCGCTTTAGCAGCATTAGCATCGTTTTCAATTTCAGTCCGATAGTTTCGCTCTTCTGCTTTACGATAAGCACGACGGTACTCAGTCTCAGACTTAAAATTTTGATCACGTATTTGTTGTTCAGTTGCTTGGGCTGCCCGCATAGCTTGCCCAATAATTTCCTGATTCTTTTCAGTAAAAGACTGTGCAGCCTGCATACCACGCAGTTGACGTGCAGCTTCACGTTCGATCTTTGCAGACTGATCAGGTGCAGTCATTTGGAAGTCACTAAAACTTCCTTGGGGTGCAAAGCTTTTATATTGTGCCATAAGGATTAAGCAATATTAGAAGCGGATAAATTTGTCCCACTCATTACTGGATAATTATTTAAATTAAACCCTGTTGGATTTGGAAAACTACCTCCAGGAATAGTATTATCAAGAGCACCAAAACCACCTAAATTAAACCCTGTTGGACTTGCAACAGTTGCTCCATACTTAGGTGTCATTTGCTGGGTCAAGAAGTTTTGGAATGAATCGGATCCAACAAAACTACTAAGCCCACTGACAGCTTGTCCTAAATTGCTATAAGGATTTCCAGAAGAATATCCTACTCCCTTTACAGGTGCAACCGGATCACTTGGTTTAAATATTTCAGGATATTGCGGAATAGGAGGCTCAATGACTTCAGGAATTGGTGGGGTCTTCTGAGGTTCAAGGGGCTTACGTGCTTCATTATTAATATCAGCTTGCTTACGCTGCATCTTAATACGGTCACGAATAAGCTTATCATTAGCCAAAAGATTATCACGACTGATGTCCATCTTAGCTTGGTCTAAATCAAGTTGATAATTTAAATTAGCAAGATTAAGATCAGCATCAGCTTCTGTAGTAAGCAGTTGGTTGACAATAGCACGTTGATTATAAACCATGTTAGTCATGGCTTCACGTTGCTGCATAACTAATTGCTTAGACATCTGTGCCTTAGCTGCGCCAAGTTCAGCTTGAATACCCTGTTGTGCTTTACCAGCTGATACACCAGCTCCACCGCGTGCAGACAATTGACCACTTGCTTTAAGTGCTTCGATGTTTGCTTGACGCTTGCCAAATGCTGTTTTAGTTTTAGCAGCATCCATAGCAAGATATGTGGTATCTTGTAATTTACCAAGTTGAATATCAGCACTCGCTTTGGCACTGGCTTTTTTTAAATTAAGTCCAGCAGTAGCGGAAGTATAATTAAGAAGAGTCTGAGCTTTATCAAACTCCATCCCAACTAGATCTTCGTATTTCTTCCGATCTTGCTGACCCATTGCCATTTGTTCAGCAATCTCATTAAATTCACGCTGCTGTGTAAACGTCCCCATCTGAGAGTCGTACACTCGCATTGCTTGATCAAACTCAAAATCACGAATACCCATTTGGTAATCGCGTTGTTGATTGAGATTATCTATTTGAAATTGACGATTGTTAGCATCGTTTTGTTTTTGAATCTCAAGGGATTTTACTTGATGCTCAAAAACTCGGTCAATTTCGTTTTTTTCAAAATGGTGTAAGTCTTGAGCGTAGTTCCACTCTTTTTTTTCTTGCCTTCTTCGTTGTCTACCTTGTGCAGCTGCTTGCGCATTACCAGAAAGAATACTTAAACCGGTAGTAGCAGCTTGTATAGCAAGAGTTGCCCACGGAAACGCCATACTCAGACCCTCCTATAGAAACGAGGTGTATATTGTCCTTCCCACATCATCGCATTAACTGCAACTGGGAACGGTGAATTGTTAAACATTCTTACTCTAAAATTTTCAGTACGTTGATGAATAGGAAGAATAAATACATTCTCTGTATCTAGCGGTACATCATTGGCTAGATAGGTGTTAGCTTCAATAGTGGGTTGGATGCTAAACCACTCTTTAATGTAGAATTTAATTTCCGCATTATTAGCAGGAGCAGTGTCAAACACAATAGTTGTGTCGTTAGTGAAACTAAAATCAGTGTTTGCAATACCATTAACACTTACCTTAACGTCAGACCTATCTACATAATCAAGGTCACGTTTGTTAAACGTATAGGTAGTGGTAGAACCATCACCAGTAAACTTAAGTTCATAAGGTAACCTACCTGTTTGCTGTAGTTTAAAGCTCATCATACCGGACAAACCGACAGAGAACTTCATACGTGCAATAGTAAGGTTAGCAGTAAAATCTGCATCAACCTTTTGTGGACGGAAATAAGTACGTGGTAGTTCAACATCAAAGTTATACTTAAAACCAACGACAACATCAGAAGCTACGCTAGTTAAGTCTTTATTAGTAATGCTGAAGTAATCACCTGTACCATCTGTACCACGTTCAGGAGTTACAGTAAAACCAGATTCAACAAATGAACCTGTTTGTGTAGTACCTTTAATAACAATAATAGGTGTCAATGACGACACATCATTATAAGGTAAGTAGCACTTAGTTGTCTTTGTAGCAGCATCATACGTAACGCTAGAAGCAGTTGCATACAAGTCTACACATGGGTTAACACGTTGACCTTGGTTATTAACAATAATAGCTTCTTCTGGTGACTGACTTAAAGCTGCTTTACTGATGGTAAACTGGTTACCTTGTTTGGTAACAGCATACATGTCATCAGTATTAGTAGCTAAGAACTGTACAGTACCTGGCATCAACCAACTAACCCAAGACTCCATCAAGTTCTTCTCCCCATCATTATAATAACGGAATAAGAACACTTCATTTGAGTCTTGACCACTCAACGCAATCAACGAGTTTTGAGGACTAGCAATCATTGAATCAATATCTGGGCTAACCCATTCTTTAACCACACGACTGATGTCTAGTACCTGAGGGTTCTCTTGTTGACCCCTAGTTACCATACCAAACACACGTGAATACCCAGGTGTTTTGCTGACAAAATTAATGTTAGTACCGACGTCAACAGGGTAAATGTTTTTATCTACCTCATAGTTAGAGATAGTTCTGATGGTAGTTAGTGATGGTGTTAACACACCAGTGTCAGAGAACATGATAAACTGCTGATCTGCAGAGAACAGGATTACACCTTGTGCTGTAGGAATCACAGCATGAAGTGCAGTAGGTCTCGTAGAAGAGCAGCTAATATCAATAGGATCACTATCAATAGAAGTTTGTGCAGTCTTAACGTAGAAATTATAAAAATCCCCAGACCTGCTCATGATTACATTATCTTTAGATAAAAATCCAAGACGATTGTTATGGAAGAAACCAGCAGTAATTTTGTTATCTACAAACTTAGGTTGTGGGTTGGTAGTATCATCACCAACCAATCGATCTTCGTAATCAATTTGACGGAAGACAAAGGTATTCAAGGCTGTATTAACAAGCTCATGAGGCATTGTAGAATTATTGAAACCAGTAGATACAGAAGGATCAACTGTTTCTTCCCAATAACCTTCACCGCTTACACCATCGTGTGCTACAAATTTAACCCAATAATCGTCTTCAGCAGCGCCAGTGTTGACGATTTTTAAAATACGACCTTGAAGTGATTTATCTGGAAGATCAGAAACATCAGCTACTTCATCCTCTAGTGCAACTAGATATGTGTTAGTAATACCACCTTCCGCCTGTACCTCCATATCAGAAGTACATTCTAGTTCTAAAGAGTTGCTTAAACGTGTAATTGTAAGACCAGGAGTACCACTTAGATCACTTTCCAAATCAGTAAGCACTGAGTTAACATCATCAGAAGAGCTGGTATTATAAGTAGCAGAATATGTTGTACCCCCAATCACAACATCAATAGAGTAAGTTTCAGAATCACCATACTGCTTAAGCACAACACTAGCTTTACGGTTTGGTGTGTAAGAAGGTGCAGCTGTTACTGTAACTGTTGTGTTAGTGTTAATAATAATAGAAGTGTCTTGTACTGTGATAATTTTGTAATTATCTTTAGTACCATTTAAGTAACCAGTTCCATCAGGATAACTAACAGTACAAGTAGCACCACTTTGTGCGTTCCAAATACTAATACTTGTACCTTTAATGACACCAATATATTCTTCATCATCATCTCTGTTGATGTAGAACCATTTACCGTCATCATAAGTGGTACCAGTTCCAAGATTTAGAACATGTTTAAATCCAGGTCTTTTAGTTAATCCAAAGGTGGGGTCAGGATAGCCATTATAACACTCACGTACTTGACCTGGTAGTATTCTATCGTCTGATTGTTTTGATACCCCACCTAAATAATTTGTGATTCGTTGAGTTACTGCTGGCATTACCTATAAAGCGCGTGGAACGGTTTGTAAGATTGGTAATTATTAGTCTCTCCGCTATGACCGAAGAAAGTATAATCACCTTGATTGCACTCATACTCAACAAGATTAGACCTAAGATAAGCTTCTTTTTGTTGAAGGATTTGGTATTGGTTAGGATCACCAACAATACGACTAGATACAATAGCTGCAGCTCGTGCAGTAATGTAATCTTGAACAGCTGTAGGGAGATCAACCCAGTCAAACAACCAGGTAATATCACATGCTACATTATTTTTACCTTCAGCCCAATCATAGGAATGGCTGATCTTGTCGTATAGTTTACCATTACGCCTTACGACATCATAACTCATATTATTAGGGTTAGATGATAGGTCAATTTGGAGTACGTTGTTAGGAATTTGGATTTCGTTGTTATTATCAGGAATCATTTCATAGTTAAGTTCCCGATTAAATGACCAACCTTCCGCCTGTACTTCCCGAGAGACTTCTAACAAAGTCCCATAGGCAATCGCAACGTCCGGGTTGGTTTGATCTAGGGTAGTGACAGGCGCTTGCCCACATGATTGCAAGATTTGATTAACAGCAGGTAGTTCCTGTGTTGCATTAGTGGTAGGAAAAGCCATTGATTATCATTCTCAATAAGAAATTAAAAAAAAGGAGCCCCCGAAGGAGCCCCCAAAAAAAGGATCAGAATGCAGTAGGTGCAGTAGCACCAACGTACAGCTCAACGGCTGCAGCAGGGTTGAGGTAATCACAACCGCAAGCCAGACGACCCAGCATCACATCACCTTGATAGATAACGGACACGTCGCCGCTGGTCACTTGGACCTGGGGACCAATTGCTTCCACCATACCGGCGGCTTCCTTTTGGAAGATCAGACCACAGGACTTGGCACCAACTTCAGCAGCAGTACCATAATCATTGTTGATACCAGTAGAAGCGTCAGAGGCGTTCTCCAGGGCTTCACCAACGAAAGAACCGGTGTTAGCAGGAGCGGTCACACCAGTAGTACCACCATAAGCAGTACCATATTTACCCAGGAACGGAATGTTCATGGACTTGTAAATCTTGATACCAGCGATCTCCACGATACCCTGACCACTTTGCAGTGCGGTACCTTGAACATCACGGTTCACAAGACCGTTAGAACCGACAGCTTGGATCAGTTCATAGTATTGACGGGGGTTCAGGACAGCCACACGACCGTCGGAAGACACACCCTTTTCATCCAGAGCAGCGGCAGCATCATAGAATGCAGACACAAGGTTAGCAGCCACATAAGCGTCAGAATCGTTAGTGGTAGAACCAACACGAATCTGAGTACCACCGGGCTCAACGTAGCCAGTAGCAGACACAGGAGAGGCAGCACGTGCACCACGAGCAATAGCACGGAATGCAAGACGGTCATACTTCTCAGCCAGAGCATAGCCGATCTTACGGCTGATCTCAGAACGGAGGTCGTAATGAGCCAGGACTTCGTCCAGTTCATACACGAATGCGGAGCTGATCAGAAGGTCATCAATAGTGATGGTCTTCTCAGCCACCGGGGGTGCACCGTTGCTATCACCCAGGATGCTGTTTCCAGGAGTATGGAACTCAGACTTTGTACGACCCGTGTAGATGAACTGCAGAGATTTGCCGTTCTTCAGGGTACGCTTCATGATCAGATCCCGAGCAATAGTATTGTACTGGAATCCTTTGAACATCTCACCGCTAAAAAGCTTGAGATACAGAGCACGGGTATCACCCGTAAGGTTAGCCTGACCCAGCTGAGTAAGCTGAGTAGGGTTAACAGAAGATTGAAATGCCATTGTAGTAATAAATAATTAAATATAAAAGACTACCAAACGTTTGATATATAAAAATTTTTGTGGTAAAAATTTAAAGGTCTTTTACCAAACCGGTTCGGCAAAGGGTGTCCTCGTAAGGGCCAATGCCAAATAAGTAAGGAGGGGAATCGAACCCCTCCCAGTGCGCGTTAAGCACGCACTAAGTCACCAGATTACTTCTTGTACTCAACACCGCGATAGCGGAGCGTATCAACACGATAACGCTCAGCACGCTTGCGCTGATTATCAAGGAAACGAATGAGATTAATAGACATGGTTCGTACAAAATAAACCTAGTCCCCGTTCCATGACTAGGCAACATGCGGAAGCAGCGTAGCTGCAACTGAACGTACGAATTAATTAACCAATAGTAGGGGCAGTAAGAGCTACTTCAGTAGTAGATGCAGCTGCAAGATCAAGAGGGAAGTTGTGCGCATTACGTTCATGCATTACTTCAAAACCAAGGTTAGCACGGTTAAGAATGTCAGCCCAAGTATTAATGGTATGACCTTGACGATCAATAATAGATTGATTAAAGTTGAATCCATTCAAGTTAAACGCCATAGTGCTAACGCCAAGAGAAGTGAACCAAATCCCCAGGACGGGCCAAGCGGCAAGGAAGAAATGAAGAGAACGACTATTATTAAACGACGCATATTGGAAGATAAGTCTGCCAAAGTAACCATGCGCAGCAACAATGTTATAAGTCTCCTCCTCCTGACCGAACTTGTAGCCATAGTTTTGGCTTTCATTTTCAGTTGTCTCACGCACCAAAGAACTGGTGACAAGACTACCATGCATAGCTGAGAACAGAGCCCCACCAAATACGCCGGCAACACCAAGCATATGGAAAGGATGCATAAGAATATTATGTTCAGCTTGGAAGACCAACATGAAGTTGAACGTACCGGAAATGCCAAGAGGCATCCCATCAGAAAAAGAACCTTGTCCAAATGGATAGACAAGGAAGACTGCAGTCGCTGCAGCCACGGGGGCAGAGTAAGCAACAAAGATCCAAGGCCTCATCCCAAGTCGGTACGAAAGTTCCCATTCTCGTCCCAAGTAAGAGAAGATACCGATAAGGAAGTGGAACACGACGAGCTGATAAGGTCCGCCATTGTAGAGCCATTCTTCAAGGGTATTGGCTTCCCAGATCGGGTACAAATGTAGTCCAATTGCGTTACTGCTAGGCACGACGGCACCAGAGATGATGTTGTTACCATAGAGTAGAGATCCGGAGACTGGTTCACGGATGCCATCAATGTCTACAGGAGGTGCAGCAATGAAAGCAAGAATAAAACAGGTGGTGGCGGCAAGGAGACACGGAATCATCAGTGTCCCAAACCAACCTACATAAAGACGGTTATTGGTAGAGGTAACCCAGGAACAAAACTCTTCCCAGGTATCCCTCTGCCGAGTAAGTACAGAAGCAGCCATAAAAATGTTTTAGTTGTGTTAAATAATACCGACCCACCCACCACAAATTAAATTAGAAGCTGTACTTCACACCAACTTTAGTACCATAACCATTGTTGTCGTCACCAGTGATAAACGACAGCTCACCATAAGCACCCAGCTTCTCAGACAGGGGGACAGAACCACCAACTTTACCAGACAGTTCCACTTCAGACTCACCACCATCGGGAGATACAATAGAAGGACCACCTTGGATGTACCAGTTAGAACCTTCGTAACCAATGTGGTTGTCAATCACAGTACCATTATAATCAGAACCAGTGAAACCAGAGTTAGCTTCAATGTTCACATAAGGACCAGCAAGTGCAGGGGTTGCAGAGAGAGCAACGACAGGGAGGATAGCAAGAAATTTCATTGTAGTTTGTTTAAAAAAGAATAAGTGTACTGTGTGCGATTACCATGAATACCCCAACCTAGCCAATACCAGGCATGGTGCATATAGTAATCAAGGGTTTGATGTTTAGTTTGAAATGCATGGAGATCATCTCTGAACTCCATCTCATTAATCATGTAGCGTGTTTGCCCCTCCAACGAGGATGGGTCACAACGCCATTGTTTGCAGAACGTTCCCAAGCCATCATAACGATGTTGGGAGGTCCATTGAATGAGCCCATAGCCACCACGAAGGCACTGATCGTAGGGCACGATGGCCCCACCCTCACATACCTTAGGGCGGAAGTTGGACTCTTGTTCTATGTTGCCCATGATCACAGCCAGGGCAGTTTTGTCAGTCACTTCAGCACGAGTCTGCAGTTGCTCTAACACATACTGTTGTGCTGGCGTGCAATCTGGGCAAGTAATCATTTTTTCTTAGCAGTTTTAGCTGCTCGTTTGAAGTTAGCTGCAGTAGGAGCACCAGCACTGCCGGGCTTACGCATCTTTTCTCCAGAGCCTTGTTTAATACGCAATCGTTTTGCGTGGATGTTAGCGTAAAGACCTTGTTTAGCCATTACTTTTTAGACCCTTTTTTAGGGGGACGACCTTTTTGCGTACCGTAAGTACCTTTACCTTGTGGCATTACCAAACTCCAGGGATAATTTGACCAGTTAGAGCGTAAGCGCCCAGAGCAGCCATGACGCCCAGCATAGCAAGACGACCGTTAAGCTGCTCAGCTTTTTCATTGTGTGTCACAGTGATGTTTTCCATAATGATGGGTGGTTCTTTTGCAAAAATGTTTTGTTGTCCGTGTTCGTTGGTAACTGTTGTCATCAGAATTGAATGTTAGAGCGTTCGAGTTTTTTCATTACGTCACGACGATAAGCAGGGTCGCTATCGTAACGAGGATCGGACATAGCTTGTACAACTTCAGCCTGACTGCGGAATGCTCCACCAACACCAGGAGACTTGCCTTGAACAAGGTCAGGTTCGACACCATTTGATTCTTGGTATCGATAAGCTAGGGCTTCAATAGCAAACCTAGCAGCAGCAGGATTACCAAGTTCCATTACTGCATCATACATTTCGATGTCTTGTTCAGACAAGTTTTGACTTGCCCAACCAAGCATTTCATTGTAATTTTTTTCACCACCAACAAGACCTTTAAGACCATTAACATCTTGGTCAGTCATTGTAGATGATTGTTGTGAAGACTCTTGTTGAGAACGATACTCAAGATACATCTCTGCAAGCTTACTTGGATCAGCTTCAGAAATAGCTTTAACAGTTTCAGGGGTGAGTTCTGTTTGAGACTCTTCCCACAAACGATCTAAGATAGAGCCAGTGTCTTCAGGTTCTGACTCTTCAGTTTTTTCTTCAGGTTGCTCACCAAGTTTCTTTTGAAGTTCAAGGTAAGCAGCCTCAAGTTCTTCAGCGTTTTTATATTTACCAGCAAGACGCTGATCTTGCTCTTGTTCCATTTGTTCACCGACCTGAAGAGACTCTTGCTCATCAGCATTGAGTTCTCCTGCTGGGGTTTCGTCAGGAATCATGGACATTACTTCAGCCATATTTAACTAGGTGGTTGTTGTTGTTGTTGCATTAGTCCAGGGTTAAGTTCTGGATTTTTAGATGGATCATTGATTGGTGCCTTCATAGCATCAACCTCCATCTGTTGTTGTTGCATTGCCATTTGCTGTTGCATTGCATTGGCTTGCTCTTGTTGTACTTCTTGCATTGAACGTACAAGGTTAAGTACATCAATACCTTGAGAAGCAGCAAAGCGTTTGATCACTTCATCAGTATTAATGAATTGACCAATGGCTTCAGGTCCAAGCGTGTTAGCAAGTACAGTAAGGAACTGTGTCAAGCTATCACGATCTTGTCCGCGACCAAGTGCATTGATACCAGCAACAATCGTAGGTTTAACGATGTTCTTAGGAAGACGTGGGATCTCACCAGACTTCTGTGCAGAATCCAACTTACGATTAAGATACGGAACAAGAAACTCAACAGTCAATAGACTAAATAATCCACCGAGTTGTGACTCAAGTTCCATCTGTGTCATTCGTACTTCTTCAGCAGTAGTGCGTTCACTATCCCTGACATTAAGAATCAGGAATGCTTCACTTAGTCTACGCTCAAGTACACCTGCCATTTCATAAGCAGTGCGGAAGTCAGCTGTCTTACCAACTTGAATGACACCAACGTCATCAGGACGACCTTGGATGATAGCACCGTTACCAGCGTTAGCAAGGGTAGCAGGCTTGGTGGTAGAGCTGGGGCTCACCACAAACACTACCTTAGCAGCTGCTGCGCTGCCTTCAACCAGGGCTTGTGTCAGTGCTTCAAGTGACTTCAGGTCACCGATGAACTGACCAACCCTACCACGTCCATAGTTCTCCCCATCAACAGTGTTGAACCGCAGTGGGATCCATGGGTTAGTTCCTTCAGGTGCTTTACCTTGTGAACCCTTCAGGACATGGTCGTATACTTCTTGATGCCATACAAAACGATTGTTCTCACGTCGAACATGTGTGTACACATCACATTCATCATCATAGTCACCGTAGTTATCGCTGACCATTCTATCCTTGAGATAATTCTCAGGAAGTTTATCTTCAACTAATTTTTTGTTGATGCGTTCTTTAGTGACGATTTCAATCACGTTGCCGTTGCCATCACGATCGACAACAAAGCGATTCAAAGGATAAACTTTAAGCCCTTTACGACCCATGAATACCAAAGCATTACCACCAACAACAAGGTGAAGCAGTGCTTGATGCACAGCAACACGATCATCAGTAGCAGCAATGGATTCAAGGATGATTCGTTCGACTTTAGCAAAAGATAAATCAAGTTCAGATTTAATCTCTGGTCCCATCTCTTGACCCAACTGACTTTCGTCAAGTTGTAGTTTAAAGAAGCTGGTTTGAACGGGAAGGAGAGCTAGCATCAACTTAGATGCCAGAGTCACAACACCTTTCGCACCAACGCTTTGGTAAGGAGTCAAAAGATTTTTCATGCCGGAGACATGTTCTTCATGTCCACGAATCAAGTAAGGAAGTGTAAGTTTAGATGCCTGTTCAGCTTCGTTTAAGAACTGGGCACGGTCACTGGATAAAACGTCATATCTAGTTTTAGCAGACATTGTTATTATGCGAAGGATCCAGCTGTATTATTCATTGCATTTTCACCAGCAGAAACATTAAGATTACGAATGCGCAACCCTTGACGACCAAAGGTACCCGTTGCACCAGCACTAACCATGCCAGCACGTTGAGCACGTGACCTACTGAATCTTACATCAGCAGGATCAGACTGACCGTAGGCTTGAGCAATTTGCATCTGTCTACGTTGACGTTCTGCAGCTTTAGCAGCTTCTTGTTGAGCAGCTTGAAACTGACTAACCATCAACTGCATTGCACGCTCTTGAGCTTTTGCTTGCTCATCCATCCGAGCTTGCATGTCAGCTATCTGCTGATCAAACCTTTTTTGTGCTTCAGCGTATGGATCAACGGTAGGACCACCTCCACCGCCGCCTCCACCGCCTCCGCCACCGCCGTCTCCTCCACCGCCTCCTCCAGTGGTGTCGCCACCGCCGGTACTGGCTCCACCGCCGTCTCCTCCACCGCCTGTTGATGGAGTACCACCTCCAGTGGGGCCTGAAGGGGTTGTTGGCTGTTGGATTACAACAGTAGGTGCTTGTTTTTGCTGTGGTGGTGGTGCAGGAGGTCGATAAGTGTTGGTATTTCTGATACCATAATTAAAAGTTTGACTTGCTTCCTTTTGTATCTGTTGTTGACGTTGTTGTTTTACAAAGTCTTTGCCAGACATTCCAGATTTTTCTGCCGCTTGAGCAGCAGCCAAG